AGGGGCTTTACCAGTGGCAACTTGTTCAGGGGTTTGTGGTGCTGTTTGGCCTTGCTGCGCTAATAATCCGCGAATTTCGGCAGCTCTATCCTGTTTTCCGATAGCTTGACCAAACTGTAAACCAGTAGCAATGTTTCCGGTAATGTTCGGGTCAAGGTTATATCCTCGTGTATCAACTAATGTCATGCTATGCCCCCACTCCGGCAACACCTATCGGGCCAGTAGATCGATAAGGATTTCGACTGCCATAATAAGTTGCGCCAGCCGTTACTAGATTGCTAAGCATTTGTTGCTGTGCCTGCTGTGCGCCCAAAATACCAGATGCCTGCGCCTGTGCTGCCTGCATACCGTATTGGCCAACATTACGCGCCATTTCCGTTCTAGCTCTGCCTGTTTCTGTCGTGGCTGTTTGGCCGCCACCGGTTAATATACCAAGGCGGTTGAATTGCTGCTCGATGTCTTGACGCGCATAACCGGCACCTTCTTCTAGTAAGGCTCTGCGAATATTGCCACCACCTGTGCCGCCAATAGCAGAGGCATTTCTTAACAAGGCTCGTTGTGCGCGATTACGGATAAATTGTTGTGCGGGTGACTCTTCAAGCCGTTCCATTGCCTCGCGTTCAGCTTCAGGCCCAAATAAACCCAGCATCGCTTGCTGCTGCTCTAATGCGCTGGCACCCGCCTCACGGAATGGGGCCATTTGTTCTTGAGTTATATCGAACTGACGACGAGTTTCTTCAACACCGGCAAGGGCGGCTTCTGCTTGTAGCCCGCCAGCCTCTGTTGCTGCATCACTAGCCTGATTTGCTGAGTATATAGCTGAACCTGCTATTGCCGCCGCTATCCAAGGAAAAGCCATCACATACCGCCTTTAATCATTTCGATTAATTTTAACATATATTCAGTCGTCACACTAAAATCCAGCCCGTGTTACCGGCTCCCGATTGCTTGATATATAAAATATTGCTTGCCGTTCCCGATGTATCCATATATCGCTGCCTAGGGCTTGCTATCACTACACCCTCTGGCGATCCTGATCCCTCTATAGGCGTATTCAAGTTAACTTCACGAGTGATAGCCTCGCACCACTCAGCCGCCCGCTCTGTTGGCATACCATTAGCATCAAACCAGCTTGTGAATCTTTCTAGCGGAATAATCATCTAAAATCGGCCTCAAGCTTTATAATCACCGGCTTAACGGGGTCAGACATAATGAATCGATAAATGCGGAAGCGATCAAAAGAACCCCGTCTACGCCATTTCTGCCGCCTTTTATATTCGCCTTCTTTACCTAATCGCCGTGAAACACCATTACTCCATGATTTGCCACCGTCATCAGAGAATTGCATCATAATATGGGGATCAACGCCGTCAATAAGGCTATCATCACCAAATACATAAGGGAATTTTATAGGGAACGTGTCTTTTTGTTTTTCACCTAAACCGACACCCGACTCTGTTGTTAGTTCAATTTGCGAAACCCTGACACGACGACCCTGACCATGAAAAGGCGAGGTGGAAACGATCCTTGACACAATTTCGCCGTATTCTGTATAGGTGTCTCTGTTTAAAGCACCGATACGACCATCCTGACTATCTGTAACCAGGGTTTTACCATAAGCATCAATAATGCCATTAACACGCCAGGCTATTGCACGGCCTTCAGCATCTTTTGATTTACGTTCATGCCATCGAGGTGAACCAGACAAAGCCGAAGCGGCGGCATCATAGGTAAAAGTGCGATTTTTAAAGTGAAAGTTAACAAAATATCCACCGCCCTCTGCATAAACAGTCGCATAAATACCCGCTATTTCTTCATCCGTCGATTCTTGCAATACCTTATCGATTGCAGCCGTCGAAATTTTAACAGCAGACGCACCTGTAAATCGCCAGATTGCGGCTTGTTCATTCTCACCACCTCCGATGCCAACAAACGTGTTATCAAAATCAACTAGAGAGAATTTAGCGCTAATGCCTTTTTGAATCACACCCCCGGCTATACGCTGGAATGGAAAGCCGCTACCACCGATATTCTGAAACGGCTCGTTTGTGATCGTGCCCCCCACATAAAGCTGATTTCGGTTAACATGCAAGCCTGTGATTAAATCCGGGTCAACTTCAGCCGTGCCAAAATCTAATGCGTCATAGGTCAATCCATCATTAAGATTAGAAACAAAGAAAATAGGTTTATTCGATGCGTTATTTACATTTTTGTAATGAATAAAATAACCATCTTTGTGAACAACTTGTTCAGACGGGCCTAGCGTGTTGGTGTAATTCGTGTCTGTAATCTGTACCAAGCCACCGGCAACCGTGTAAATATAACCAGCCACTAAAGGTACTACGATGCAGATTTGCACACCGTTATCATCGATTGACACCCGGCCAGCCCCGGCAATAGTGCCAAGATTATCTGTCGAGCCATCACGATTAACACGATAAAAAGATTGACCATTGACAGCGTAAGCAATGCCGCCCATAACATGAGAACCACGACACGAATCACTGCCCGTTGTGGCAAAGGTATCAATGCCGGGCGTGCCGATTAGCTGGGCCTGAGATAGCGCCGTTGTTTGGGGTACTTGCGGAATCCAGTTTGAACATTCCTGAGCCGCTATAGGCTTGCTTGCATCCTCGTAAAAGCCTGTCGCTATGGGTAACTCAGGCATGATTATTATGCAACTATCATAGAACTTGGCGCTATATCGGTAGTTTTCGATAATAACGCATAATCATAACTATCACCGGCCACACCATTTTCTACCGATAGTTTGATTTTATACCCAGTAGGAATAATTGTATCAATTGGAATGGGCATCTGTATTGCACTACCAACAAATGAGGTTTCACGGAAAATACCTTGCATGAATTCATGGTGCATATCACTTTGAGATGCAGTGACAACAGCGCCAGCGTGCGAATCAAGAATAACGTTGTCTGAGTCATCAGTAAGGCTAAATATTACGCGACGATTCGCCACAGTGCCGTCTGTTGTCAATACGAGCTGACCGTATAAAAATGTCCTGAACTCTTCAGCCCCGACGATTATGCTTGTCGTCACATTTCCCGCAATACCTGTATCTAGATTTTTAATAGTCTTCATAGCTAAAAATTCTCTTTTTCTACTTTAGAATAAAAACGATCATCTGAATATGCAGTATCGCACTGTCCACCTGATCCCATAGGCAGCGTGCCCGGGTAATGCACCTCAAGAGGCTTTTTATAAATAGCCATCATTGCGCGCTTTGATTCATCGGCAATAACCGCAATTTCGTTAGATACAACTATTTCAAATTCAGCGCCAATCAAAACCGCAAGATTATACTTAACAGCCTTATGAGCACCGCGAGGAATTCTCACTTCGTCGGCCACGTCTTTAACCGGCGCAAAGCCTAGATTGGCCCCTAGTAGCTCCCATTCAACAACCATATCATTGAACATATCGAGAGCATCGTTAGATTCGCTGGATTCAATGTCGGTTTCGTCGGCATGTTCGCCAATAATAGAAAAAGATCGTTTAATGAAGCTGAGAGCCGTTGCCATTGATCATTGCCTCTATTTGTGAGATTAGTTTCTCGCCTCGGCCTTTGATTTCTTTGCCAAAGTTGGTTAATGCGTACTCTTTCAAATCCTTATCACGCATTTCCTTTAAATTTAAGGCTCCATTAAGGGCATCCTTGACACCCTCAATGGATTCACCTAATTGCTGAACTTTGATCACATCATCAGGGTCAACGTCAAAGTCAGTCGTTTTGATAAAATACCGGGGTGAATCTTTCCAGCCTTTATCATAATAAGACTGAGCATCGTCTTTATCGACAATCATTGGCTCTTTTTCAGCGTGATAAATCCAGCATCTAAGCATTTAACCTTCTCCGTCATTCATTTGAGTGCGTAAACTTGCAATATCAGCCAGAATTAAGGCAATTTGCGCCTCATTGTTAGCTACATATTGACCCAGCTCTGCAACAGTTGGAATAGTACCATTAGCGATAGTTTGCGTGGCCGCTGCCGTTGGTTCATTAGCCGTCCAGGTAATTGAAACGCCTGTCGCGGTAGCATCATCGGCTTTATTGAATCGAGTATTAATACCCATAAGGAAATCTCCGAAAAAGAGGGCCGAAGCCACCTATTAACTAGCGAGTGATTCGAACAGCGAATGAGCGATTCTGTACAATCACATCAAACAGAATATCAAAGCGATAGCTCATGGTCATACTGGAACCAGTAAACCAGCGAGTGGCCGTCATTGAAATACCGTTAAAGTTTTCGCGTGATTGAACAACACCAGCACCATCACCAGCCACATCCAGAGGTACAAACGCCATTGTGATCGCGTTAGGATGGAAAGCCATGTTCTGCTTATATGCTGTGCTTGCTGTACCCGTTTTAATGGTTACAACTGCATCATC